TTAACGCTGCTTCAACTCTTGTGGAGCAACAAATTCTAACGCTGCCCGAACACTTGCCCATAAAAAAAGCCCCAGAACCAGTTGATAACTCCTGACTGACAGCCACAATTCAGCCACGGACTTTTCCAACATGATTCTGGAGCTCTTTATTTACCTTATTTCAAATCGCGCAAACCCTTGCGATTAAAGGCGCGCGTTCAATTCCTTAGTCATATCCTCATAACCCGGACGACCAAGCAGTGCGAACATGTTCTTCTTGTTGTGATTTGCTTGAGCACTGATTTCATAGGGTTTCAAATCGCCGGTGTAAAAGCAAAAATAGCTCTACATCAATTTCTTAGGTTTCACAATTTCGGATTCACTTCACCACAACTTCACCACCAATTACTTATATTTATATTATTGCATAAGTAAAAAAGCCCTCCACCCGCGTTAGCGAGCAGAGGGCTATTTTTGTTACCTGATATACAGGCTTTCGCCCGGATAAATCAGGCTATAGATTGATTTGCCGTTGTTAGCGGCTAACGTGTACATGCTGATGCCATACTTTCTGGCAATGCTCCAGAAGCTGTCACCATAGCGGACTGTGTAGTACGTGTGGCTTGATACGGCCACTGAGTAGCCACCAGAGACGCGCAATACATCGCCTGGGTGAATCACACTGTAGATTGACTTACCGTTGTTAGAAGCCAAAGTATACATGCTCATGCCATACTTGTAAGCAATTGACCACCAACTATCACCATATTGAACCGTGTAGGTCGATCCATAGCTTACTGATGGAACACTAGTCGTTGTCAGCAGCTCAACATTGCTACGATTGATCCAGCTCATGATGCCGCCAAGCAATACGTTAGACCCAGATACTTGGCGTACCGTGTACGTCTTACCCTGAACCCAGCTAGGCATTGAGACACCATTCGCCCAACGGGTTGTGTCGAAGTTAACCTTAACACTATCGCCAGCTTTGATCTGGCTAAGTGTGGTGTTGTTGGCTTGCTGGCCTGCTTTTGTCGCTGGTGTGCTCGTAGCAGGCTTAACATAAGTTTTCCCACTACCCGTTGTCGTGCTACCGTTGTAGCCTGAATCAGTGATGCCAGTTAGATCAACGTTACCATCAAGGCCGCCAGCGCGATAAGTTGAAGTGAACTGGAAGATACCTACATTGTCAAAACTCGGGAAATAATTGTAATTCGGTGCGGTAGTGACATTGTAATCAGGATATTCCGCGAGCCATAACTGATAGCGGCTGGCAATCTGTGACAAGTTGATGTGGTTAACCAAGAAGCTTTTATAACCGTAGAGCATTGGCGTGTACCCAGCATCGCGGATATAGTCGAGTGCCCACAGCAAGGTTGCCGTGTTGGTTGATCCGGCCTCATAGTCAAGCGCAACAATCGACCCTTTTGGTGTTTGAATCTCAGGCAAGAAATGATCTAGTACTTGCTTGGCCAAATTGGTGTTGTCGATATTCTGCCACCAGATATAGGTGTGTGCCCGCTTACCAGCCGCAATCAACGATGCAACCTGTGTCTTGTAGGTGGTTTGCTCGTACGTGCCGTATCCACTGTATCCACCAATTTGAGAGATGCCGAACTTGTCAGTGGAATAGCCAAATACACCGTTGGTTCCTTGCCACCGGCTCCAGTCGACACCCTGATCTCCCTTGGCCGCATTCACCTGCGATGGCAGGGCAAAAGAAATAGCCGCCAAGAAGGCGACTACCAAAGCGACTGTTTTAGTTTTTAATTTCATGGTGCCCTCCTTATTGCTGCGGAGCAACAGATGATGGTGCCAGTTGAGCCTTAACTGCTTCTGCGGCTGCTTGAGCTGCGGCAGCCACTTTGTCTTGATTAGATGCTTCTTGATCAACTGTCTTTTGTGGATAGGTTTCTGCCAGGCTGTCTTTCAAATCCGCATAAGCTTTCTCAACCGCGTTGGCAATCGTCTGCTCGTCTGTGCTGGTGAAGCCAAGCGACTTCAAACCATCTTTAACCGCTTGAATAGCAGTCGATTTCTTAACCGCACCATCAATCGCCTGTGTCACACCAAGCTGTTCTGCCGCTGTTACCGCAGCATTTGCCAATGGGCCTAATACCTTTACCAAGGTGAGTGCCTGCTTGTTAGCCAGCAATTGTTTTGAGATCCAAGCCCCAATGATTGGGACTGCTGCTACTGCAAGTGATACTAAAAGTTCTGTCCAGTTATTCATGATTGTTTTCCTTTCTGAGACGCTCATTCTCACGTCTCAAACGGTCATTATCTGCGCGTAGTCTGTCGTTCATATCCTCAAGCTCATCATGCCTGTTTTTCCGTTTACCCTCGCGGTAGGTCAAGTAGGCAATAACGGCCGATGCTATACCGGCAAGATATGGGGCAAAATCAACTATTGCTTTGGTCATCTCTGTTGTCACGGCTGTCACTCCTTCGTGCCAGAATCAGCACGAAGGCTGTTATTATCGCATTGCTGATCCAATTTGAGTAGATTCCAGTTGAGATCGAGGTCAAGAATTGCAGTATTGTCAAGAACGACATCAAGAAACTGGTAGTTGTGAGTAACAGACGATTGATTGTTGCCAACTGTTCTTCCCATAGCACCCAACCCCCAATCCCGAGTCCGTCAACAATAAACAAAAAACCCAAAATGTCATCGTTTAGCCAGTCAGAGTAATAGGGGGGCCAGATGAAATAATGGTCATTGATGATTAGAAACAAGCCAATGGCAACCATGCCAATGGCGAGCGCTGTGTGTGTCGGGTGATCTCTGATTTTATTTAGCATTGTCATCACCTCCTATTTGAGTTACAAATTTTTGAAAATGTAATCTGAAATGCGGAAACGGGTCAAAATATTATTTCGTAAGGTAGCAAAATCTAAGAAAGTTGAAGGAATGTCAGGCCAGCGTGATAGTTCCTTGGCGTAAACGTTAGTTCCAATACTATCCATGAACTCTTCAAACATACTGGTAACTTTGTCTGGCGTCAGGACTGATGTTCTCAGTTGGGCATACCGCGCCTTGATTTCTGGCGTGAACGCTTTGAGGGTTCGATTCAGAAGCATGTTCAGTTTGAAGTTATCAAAGTTCTTGCTGGTCAAGCCGGTGTTCAGCATATCCATTTCGGGGTCAAATATTGTCTTACCGTCCCAATTCAAGCCCCAAGTCGAATCAAGGTCATAGGGAATTGGCAGCCAGATGTTGCCATCGTATGTGGTGTACTCAATGTTCTTGATATAAGAGTCACTGCATTCCGCCACTTGGTAAAAGATGATAAAGTCGATCACCGCGTCAAGGTCAAGATACTGGCTGAATTGGTCATGGAACGTAGTATCGTCCGACTGCGAAACGAACTGTGCTAGTCGGTTAGTTGCCGCTTGAAATTCAGCGGTTGTCGTGCCGACTTGCACTTCCATATCTGCATCAGGATTGGCTGTGATGTCATCAGTGATGACAATGGTTGGCTTGCCGAACCCTTTATCCGTGAAATGATTTTGTGCTTCCAGAACACCGGCATTTGTTGGTACGTCACCAAACCCAAACAAGTTTTCATCCTTGCCTGAATTGATTGTGTACAGTCCGTGAAATGAGCTGTTTGTATACAGAAGCGCAGGGGTTCCCTGAATTTCCCCGAGCATGCTTGCGTTTAACAAATTCGGGTTCACGTTCGCACGGTTCTGTGTGATTGCGGCAAACAGCTTGGCACTGACGATATTAAGCGCGTGAGTAGCGTCAATCCAGTTGGCCTTCAGGACAAGAGTTCCTTCTTCGATCCAGCTTGGTGACGGCTTGAACTTGGCCTTGGTGGTGCAATCAGGGTCGCTGTATAACTTGAGCTTGTAGTTCTTCTTGTCGTAAGTGGCCGAGGAGTCGCCCTGAATAGACAACTTAGCGAAGTAATTTTTGGCAATGCCATTTTTGAGAATTCTAACCGTTACTGTTGTTTTATCGCCTTTTTGAGTTGGGAAAGTACCGTCGATTTTGATAACCGGAAGATTTGTTCCGCTAGTGAAGGCGTGTTCCCCTTGGTTATCAATACCGACATCAGCACGAATGTTAATGTTTGATACTGAATAAGACAAGTCACCCGTTGATGTTGAGCAAAGTCCGAAACCATAGTTGAATTCATCAGGCTGGAAACGCGGCAATATGAAGTCAATATGGTTAATAACGCCAGCTGTTAGTGGTAGAGCGGTAATGACATAATCTCGAACCTTGGTGTTATTTAAATCGTAGCTGGTAGCGTTCACGGTGTAAATTCCTGTTGTGTCAACCAACACATCACATTCAACCAAAACATTGTGAGTACGGAAGTCATCATTTGTGGTCTCTTCGTTATTGAACAGGTATTCGAGACGAGATGTAGGCTGTTTAGACGCGGCTGGACACGAATATTTTATCCAGCGATGGTTTAGCAACATTACTGGAGAGTATGCACCGCCATTTGATGTACGGAAGTAGGCCGATCCAGTTTTTAGCGTTGGATCGTCAACTACGTTCATAGATAGCCGGTCAGGTTTTTCAAAAGCGATCGGGTAGCCGACAATTTCGGTGACGTTGAAGTCAAAAGCGGCTGAGTAATGATCCTTAAAAGTGATGAGGACTGTCGAAAGATCGGGGCGTCCAATTCGCGGTATGAAGAAATTAACCTTTGTTGGAACCGCCAAGTCACGCGACTTTACCGTATTGACGATAACATCATCAAGTACGGTGCCGGTGGCATCACGGAAAATAGCATGAATATCAATGACACTCGCAGCGTTGAACTTGATGATGAGTGATCCGCGAACACCCGTATTACGGACACCGTTTACTAGTTTGGTACCATCCGCACCTAAATAGCTCACGCTTTGTCCAGTGTGTCCTCCAGTCCACACGTGAAGCCATTTTTTGTCCGCGTAGAGTTCATTTCTGAAATCTACATCCGTACCGCCCTTCTGCCAAGGAGTTGTGCCGTCCGTGAAGAACGAGTTTCTAAAAAGATTGTCACGGTTTGCAGACTCGATATATCCAGATTCTAGGTCGGAGCCAGTGACAACCTCATCTTCTTTAATCATTGTGAAGTCGGTTGCCCCAAAGTTTACGCCGTGGCCATCCGCGTTCCACACCATTATCAGAAAGTCTTTTTCACTTCCAGAAACATCTAGCCTGACAGAATTATTAATTCGCACGTTTTTGTCGCTTGACACTGAAAACGAACCAACATCAAAGCCCGAAAGCCGATTTCCTGACGCATCTCGTGGGATTATTGTTACCTTGAGAGTCTGATTTGCCCACGAGAACAGTCGAAAGCTAACACGATATGTTCCCGATCCGATCATTGCCTCGCCGGCTTTATTTAAACGAGGAACAATCATTCCCAGCCCTTGGTTGTTGACCGTCCCTGATGGAGATACTGCTCTCGCAAAAATAGCACCATCAACTTTTATTTGGGATATGTTAACCCCAGCGACTGACGGAACTACGCTACCACTGATTCCCTCCTGAAACCTGCCATTAGGCACTACATTGTACGAATTGATAATTGCTCGAATGTCACTATTTGTTCCATCAACAATTGTAATATAGTCAAGGGCACCGGGCAGAGTAACATCAGCGGCTGGTAAGACGGTAAAGGGAATGCTGAATGTTGATTCAGCTCCATTACCATCACTTAGACTAAAATAAGCATTTTTAATCTTCCCCGGAACGCTTGCAAGAGCATTCGGGACTTGGTAGGTCAGTTCTCCGCCAGCCGCATTTACATAGGAAAACCCTCCGCCATCAGCGATTACTGCTTTGCCATCAGCAGTGTTGGCTTTAAACATTGGCGTAAGACCACTAAGCGAAATGGGAGAACCCTTGTCAGTTAATGTGGCGTCAATAACAACAGCCCCTGTTTTGTCTCCCTGACGCAGGAATATGGGTTCAGGTGCAATTGTGTTCGTTGAGTCAAGAGTTACTTTGTATGTTCTGATTGCCATTTGGTATCAGTCCCTCCATTTTTTCCAAATCTTTGTAAGTGTCTTTTGTATCAACGAGGCGCTGATCCTCAAATCCTCGGCGCTTGCCTTTGAGTTCCCAGCCAAACGCCGAATTAGGTCTGTCTGACGAAACAACGAAGTAGTCCTTGCCACGTTCAGACACCCAGAAATGCGCGTCATCGTAAGCTGTCAAGAACACTTGATACGGCTTATCCGTGTTAATCAAATCAAAAACGAGCGGATCAATATCCACTCGCACTGTTTTGTCATCGCCCGTTTTACTCTCGCCAATATCGCCTACATAGTTTTCTGCCAACTCATATGCAGGAGTAGCACGAATGCCATCACGGGTGACCTGAACAGCGTTTTTAGAGCCATTGTATACATTGAAATTTCCCCACACATCAGTCTCAGAACTCGTGACGGCGAGGTGTGTATTCACAACCCCAGTTGATGGGTCGGTTGCCCCAATGTTGACCTTTTCCAGAGAGGAAAGCCACAGCTTGTTTTCGGCAGTAATGAATTTCGAGCCCCCGCCAGCGAAGTTAAGGTCGGAATCTATCTTAGCGTTAATCTGAACCAGCGGCTTACTTTGCGTCGAGGTAATGGGAACGGTGATAACGCCGACGCTTTTGCCGTTCCCGTCCGTTTGTGCCAACCTAAGTGTGTTACCGTCATGGTTGTTTATATCGGTACCAGTCACCATTTGGTTGATGCCACCAATTAGTTGATTGGCCTTGAAGAACTCCATAGCTCCACCTTTTAGGCGAATTTTGTAGTGGCTTGCTGGGTCTTCTGTTTCGTAGGTGATACCAGAAATGAGGTTGCCGAATAGCCGATCAGCAACGACACCATCAGCAGTGACAGCGCTTTTGAATGTTTGACCCCCATCAGTAGATACGCCCAGACCAGCACTATTGAGAATCACAACCTTATTTGCGTCCGACTTATCAACAGCGATGATTCCTTGATCAGTGAATCTAAGTTCTGTTCGTGCGGCAAGAAGACTATTAGTAGCCAACTGCACCTGTGACGTTAGCCACTCATTAGGCACTGGTATTTTACCGGCGGCAACATTAGACAATGCTGATTGTGATGTCTTCTGTTGCTCGGCAAATGACAGGCTGCCACACTCAACTTCTGTTTTGGTCCTTGTGCCGCGAATATCATAATCACTGATTACCTTGATGATTCGAACCTTGTCACTAAAGTTAAGGCTCTCATCAATCACTGTGATGTAGTCACCGGGGTTTGCCATCGCGTATTTATAGCCGACAGATTGTAGGTCAACAAGATTTAGGGTGAGTGAGATGTTCCAACTCTTGTCGACTTTTTCTTTCACAGCAGCAAGCAAATTTTCGGCAATCGTGTACCGCTCATCAGCAATAGGAACCGCTTCAATGGCGCCAAACTTCGGATAGTAGTAATCATATAGCGGCGATTTGTACTCAACTGTCAGGCGCTGGCTTGTGGTGTCATTCGGTTTGCTGTAGGCACCATAACCACGACCATAGGTGGCAAATGTTGTGTTATCAGTCTGAATCTCCGCTGTATCCAAGTTGAACTTTTTACGAACGATGGTAGACAGATCAGACCCCATAGTTGGCACGACATGAACAACTATGCCCTCCACATAGAACTCAACGTTTGCTTGATCGATAATGTCATTGAATAGCGACAGACGGTCACTCATGCCCCAGTCTTGCTTTTCAAAAGCCGCAACCGAGGCCGTGTTGTCGTACGTGTACCCGGTGCCAGCAAACAAAGCGTCAAGATAGCTGGAGAATGGGTGCGACCCATTCCAAGTTTCGTAGAAACCGGTCTTGCTCATTTTGTAGAAGAACGCCTGAACGGCGCTGAACGCAACCGTGTTCTCTTTGTCGTTCTTCGTATATGTGACAACAACGTATTCTTCATCAAGAAATGATAGTGTCCAGCCTTTGGCGATGTTTTCCTTGACATCTTGGCCAAAGTAGATTGTCCCAGACAGTGACTTCTCGCCATTCACCGCATCGGTTTTCTCAATCTCGCACTGGGCCTGATATTCATTATTCTTAACGTCTTTGAATGTAATCAATAATCACGCCTCCTATGCGTACAGATTTTTCAAACCAATAATCCTAACCGTTCCGGGTACAGTGCAAGTGACTTCGTTTTGAACATCAGGTTTCAGAACAAAATATGCTTTATTTGTCTTGTCGACAATACTTAGCCCGTTCTGCGTATAACTGAATCCGCTGAATACGAACACGTCACCAGCTTTGATGGCATTGTTTAAAGTTAGATTGGCATCGTTTATTGCAAAAGAAAGACCTGAGGCATTGTCCTTTGCGGTGTACTCAACTGAGAATCCTTGCTCAATCTGGATATTTGGAACAGTGCCAGAATATGGAATCAAGTTTCCGTTCAGGCCAAAATACTCTGGATCAGTTGGATTTGGAGACCAATCACTATACGAACTCCCGAGCTCTGCCTTAGCCTTCATGTATTGATAGGTGCCAGACTCCGTTTTATTGAACGCCCATGCTAGAGACACTTCAACTTGGGTGGCGCCGGTTGTTCCAACATCAGGCCAAGTAAATGTGACTGAACCTCGCTGGTCGTGCCCTAACTGTGTTGTAACAGGGAATCCCGGAAGAGTTACGCGATTACCGTTTGCATCATTGGGCCACGCTTGCAAACTAACTGCAAAATCAGCTTGCCCAATAAGCACGGTGACAGTATATTCGTTCCCCGTTGTCGGTGTGAAACGGCCAACGAGTTTAGTATTCCATCCGGAACCAGTTACCGATATTGGGGTCGCTGTTGCTCCCTTGAGAAGATTCGTAGGAATGTTCTTGTATGGGTCCTCAATTTGCACGTCTTTTGGTAGAGATTCCCCATACGGAAGACTTAGGGTTTTGAATTCGGCTGTCAGTTTGTATAGCAGTGTCCCGTTGACGTTACCGACAAGCTCCATTTCAGGTGCCTCAGTATAGACGAGGAACCGCTTGTGAGAAGGATAGTTGCTCAGTTTGTCGTAGTACCCGCCAGACGTCTCACCCGGCCTCTCAACGGCCGCGTTGGGTGTTGTTTTAAGTTGAGTAATGTAATACCCGTCAGGATCAGAAAGCAGCGCATATAGCCTCTCACGAAGCTCTTCTTCCTCGTCCATGTCATCTGCCCGGTAGTAACCAGTAATATTGATTGTCTTGTCTTTATGCCAGCCTCCAAAATCAATATTGCCGTTGCGCTGATCGAGTTGCATATTGTTTCGAGTGACTGATGGTGCCGATTCCTCGAATTCAGTTATCAGCACCTTATATTGGCTTAGGTAGTATCGACTACCATCTAACTTTTCAACTAATAGGTCCATATACTACCCTCCAATCGGCCGGAAGTAGCTGCTAACGGCTGCATCGTTGGCGTCCACTTCCTTGACCATGCTGTTAATACCATTCTTATCAACGTTGTTTTGAACGTAGATGTTAGGCGTGATTCGTTCGCTGGCATCAATTGACTGCGTGACGTCTCCAGAGCTGAATTGCGTGCCGGCCATGGACAAGTTGCTGATATTCGCCGACATGTTGGCAGAAATATCGCTTGCCATACCGGAAACTGTCTTTTGAACAGCCCCGAATGACTTTTGCAGTCCTTGATTCAAGCCACCCATGATTGCATTACCGGCTGGGATTAAGAGACGAGCATCATAGCTGATTGGGCCTTTATGCTTACGAATCCAAGAGGCAATACCACCAACAAAGTCTTGAACCTTACCCCATGCGGCCTTCAACCCACTGAAGAAGCTGTCCATGATAGCACGTCCAGCATCTAGCAAATTGAAGTGCATTAATGCATTAAATCCATTTTTGATACCATTGACGACATTTGAGACGATATTAGTAAACCCATTCCAAATGTTTCTGGCTCCATTGACAATGTTAGTAGCAGCGTTTATTACGGTTGACTTGATGTTGTTCCATGCTGACGAGAAGAATGAAGTGATACCATTCCACAACCCAGAGAAGAATCCTGGCAAAGCATTCCAAATGTTTTTAGCTGTGCTTACGGTGCCATTCCACAAACCAGATAGAAATGAAACGATGCTATTCCAAATGGATTCGGCCGTAGAGACAATGCCGTTCCATAATCCGCTGAAGAAAGAACCAAGCGCATTCCAGATTGCAGAAGCCCCTGAAACGATGCCGTTCCATACCGCTTCGATAACAGATGTGAATAGATTCCAAGCTGTTTGAGCATACGTTGTAATCAAATTCCATACCCCAGAGAAGTATGTGACAAGCCCATTCCAAATCTGGCCCGCAGCGTCAACAATACTGTTCCAGATAAGTTGAAGGTCAGCTCCCATCTGTGTCCAACTTCCCGTAAGAAAATCTAGCACGATCAGAATAGGCCCCATAATGACAGCCTTTAACATGTTCCAAACACCAGTAGCAATTGATATAATTCCTTGCCAAATTGTCGTTAAAGCAGGCCCAAACGTGTTCCAAATCCCAGTAGCGGCAGACACAATGCCTTGCCATAGTCCCGAGAAAAATGAACTGATTCCACCCCATACAGAAGTAGCAATATTGACAATGCCGTTCCAGATTCCAGAAAGAAATGACGTTAACCCGTTCCATGCACTTTTGGCACCATTAACAATGCCCGTCCATAAATTACTGAAGAACGTGGTTACTGAATTCCAGCCATTTTGCACACCTTTCGCAGCACTGTTGAATGTTTGAGTAATTCCGCTCCATAATCCGCTAAAGAATGAAGCAAGACCATTCCACATGCTCTTGAGTCCAGAAACAAATTCAGACCAAATCTTTTGACCAGTTTTTGTTTTGGTGAAAAAGTATGCAAGCCCCGCAACGACTGCAGCAATAGCAGCAACCAGTAGTACCCATGGATTTACTGCTGAAACGGCTTGAAGAACCTTTTGTGCCGCCGCAGCAAGCTTACTATTCTGAGCCATTAAGCTGAGCCCGGCCGCGGCATCTTTGCTACCAGATACAATTCTGGTGAGCAGTCCGCCCACTTCCAAAGCATTGCCAAAAGCGGAGAATGCGCTCTTTGCAAGTCCTACCACGGTAATGACGCTTTTGAACGCTGAAACCGATGCTACTAACGGCAAGAGCCAATCTTTATTTTGTCCTACCCAAGCAACAATTGATTTCAGAGTGTTGAAAATCGTCTTCGCTACTGGTGTAAATGACTTGATTGCTTGAGAAGCGATCGCCATTCCTGCAGTGACTGCGCTTGCTGCTTGTTTTATCCAGCCCGAAATGTTAGTACCAGTAACAGACTTGATGAAATTATCAACCACTGTCAGCATGTTTGCAGCACCACGAACAACGGCAGTCTTTAAGTTAGCAAGAGACGATGAAATGCCGGCGGTAGAATCAAGGGCGATCTTATGAAGCGATTGCATTCCTCCACCACCGTTTTTGTCCATATTGATTAAAGCTTCAGAAAACTGATCAGCACTAACTTTTCCGTTCGATAGAGCATCTTTCAGTTGACCGGAAGTCATTCCCATGGACTTTGCCAATGCTTTTAGGGCTGGGCCCATGCCATCGTTGATCATAGAGTTCCACGTTGCCGCAGTAATCGTGCCACTCGATAAGTCTTGCGATAATTGCTGAACAGCAGAGCTCGCTTGTGCTGAAGAACCACCAAAACCTAATACCGCATCATTGACAGCACTGAACACTTTTTGCCCTTTTTGCACGTCTCCAGTTGATGCAGCCATTAATTCCATTCCCTGAACAGCTTGGTCCAGACTAGTTGGAAGTCCCAAGATTGAATCGTTAAGGCCGCTCATCGCTTTTTTGGTATCCGTAGTAGCGAACCCCATATTTTTAAAAGTACGATTAGCGTTGTTGAGTGTATCGAAACGACCGACAATTGATGTTGTCATAGATCCCATTGTCTGCAGGGCTTTTGTGACAACTCCGGCACCTATTCCGGCCAAAGCTCCCATCTTAAGAAATGATTTTCCGCCACCTAAAACTGAACTGGAAGCACTATCAGTGGCGCTTGCGGTCTCACCTTTCAATTGTTTCATTGCACTCTGATATCCACCAATATCAGCAGTGAATGATGCGACGACGTTTGCCATTAGCTACCACCTCCAAATGCGGCATTGAGTTTCTTGATCATTTCTAAATCAGGCTTTCTTATGGTCACATTGCCATTACGTTTGAGTATCTTTTGCTCGGCCTTATCAATATTCTTGTAGCCAGTCTTAACTGACCGTTTCGGGTTCTTTGCGTTCTGGATATTTGCAATATTGACAGCAAGCTCCATGAGATCACGACGCATGTCAACATCACGCAAAAAAGACCCTTCAAGCATTGAACGGGCTTCCCAAAAATATAATCGGAATGGGACATCGGGATCATATATCCCATGACGAGCAAAATCAGTTAAGAGAGACTCTTCTTGACTTCTTCCAGGGTATCTTTCAGCAGTGCCTTCTTGCCCTTTTCCTCTGCCGTCATGTCTTTCTTTTCCATCAGCGAGATTCCGTATTTCTCGTTCAATTTCAGCCATTGTTTCATCTCGCGTCGGAAAAAAGCCGACTTGTGCAATTCCTCAACTACTTCATCATAAAAGGCATCAGGATCTGGCTGTTCATCAATTGCAGAAATAATATCTGCATCAGTGTATTTTTCCGGCAACATGGCCTTAATTGCATTAAATAATGCTGTCACATCACCAGTTACAAAACCTAACCAAATGCTACTTGCACCATCATTTGCGTTTGGCTGTGAACTAAATAATTTGTTCGCTCGAAATAGCGCCTTAAAATTAAACTTTAATTCGACTTTTTCGTTCTTTACTTGAATTTCTAACATGAATATCCTCCTAGATTGTCGTCTCAGATCGGCCGTAGCCTACTCGTCTCTGTGTGTGATTAATTAAGCGTGAGAAGTGGTTGTGGTAGTAGATGAGTTTGTGGTGGTCGATGTTACTGCACCGTCAGCAAACTCGCCTGCTTTTTCGCCCGGACGTTCGAACGCATAGAGCTGGTCAAGCATTGCAACCTGTTCATCAGAAAGCGGGAACGTTCCCGGCGTCCCGTCTTCGTTTTTGTCAGCAAGTTTGCCGATGATGTTCAAAGTGAAGTCAATCTCGGAAAAACTGTCTTCATCTGAAATGTCGGCACTGTCAACAACACCATAACCAAACATTGCTGGATAAGCTTTGTGGTCGCCTTCAACAACTGCAAGACGTTCATCAACAATGACACGCCATACTTTAACCTGACGGCCATTGTGCTTAGCATCAATAATGATGTCGTTTGCGGTGTCCCCCGGTACCATGTAGCTCGTTAGCTCAATGCTATCTTCATTGGTGGATGCGGCAATGATACGGCCCATCTTGCTTTGTTCATCAAGAGAATCGCCCTCGATACTTGTATCACCTGACTCTTGGTGAGCCGGCAAGATTGCAGGACTGCCAATGGGTGCTACTTTAGGATCTGTCGATTGGATAAAGTACCAAACATCCTTGCCACGATATGGGGTATCTTTTACGAACTGGACACCGTTGTTTACTGGTTCTGCCATAATTAATAATCTCCTTCTAAAGTAATGAGAAGCATGCAGCGGCGTAATGGTGTGCTCTCGCCCATGCTTGTGTCGATTGAATTAGATGCCGTTAATGACTGCCATCGTGTCACTTTGCTGAGTGACCATTTAACTTTGCGTACGAAGTCCTCCCATTCAGCCGGTGGAGTGTCGATGCTGTCGTAGATGTCAATCTGCTGCTCGACACTGGATAGCGTTCCAACCTTAGATGACATATCGGCATCAACATGAACGTTCACAAAAACTAATGGCAATGTGCTCTTTGCGTCAGGCTGAATGAACACAGGGTTGAGGCCATCAGCGGTCAATTGTGTTTGAACATCTTCGTACCATTGAGAGAGTGTCATTTGAATGTGGCTGCCTCCTTCAACTTGTCCATTGTCGTTTTGATGAACAATGATTGTGCCGCTGAAACGGCCGGACGAATGAATGGCTCGGCCGACATTTTGTAGGTGCCAAATTCAACAAAGGAGGAATAGTCAGCTTTGGCATTAACAGTTCCTGTTACAGATGTAGCTGTCTTCTTGACTGGCTCAACACTAATGTTGTTTGCCATGTATCCGGTTCTTTTTGGCGCTACCTGTTTAGCCGTGGCTTGCACCTGTCCAGTAGTGAGCTTCATCGCTGATGATGCGGCTTCAATAGTCGCTTCGGCTGTTGTGCTTAGTTCTTCCATCAATTTATCGAGGCCTGACCATTTAACGTTAATGTCAGTCATTGCTTGCACCTCCTGACACGATGAATACGGTTGACTTGCGGTTCACGAATGTCTTGTTGATTGTCCATTTGACGCCATCAAGCTCGATCTCGTTCACAGGCAGTGCGGGATTCTTTACGTGAATCTCGTAGGCCATGGTGTTCACAAGGCCGTATACAGAAAGCTCTTGTGCACTGGTGATTGGGATTGTTAGGCAAGTGACCGTCTCGCGAGTCTCTGTCGGCCTGTCATGCAAAGGATCAGCCGGTGGTGACTTCCTGATGAGTGTGATTCGATTGTTGTATCTCATACGAACCTCATCCCCGGTCGGCGGCTTTGCGATGACTCGCGGTAGACATCGAGAGCATCAGCATACTTAGACAAATCTATTGCTTCCCATGTGTTAGATACGTTGCCTTCGGTGCCGCTTTGCTTGCCTTCATCACCAATACGGTTATACATCTTAACCACAATGTCCTTGATTACCCATGCAACTGCATCTGGCACAGTCTGATTGACAATGCCATCTTGGTTGATATACGTCAGTACACGCGCTGTGGCGTCATCAATCAAATCATTCAACAAGTTATCTTGCAACGTATCAGTCAAACCGATGCGAAGCTTCACACTTGCCAAAATCTTTGCGTTTATATCTGAATCAGCCATCATTTCACCGCCTTTACTGCTTGCACGTACTTGTATGAGCACTTCGACTTGTCAACGAAGCTCAAATCATCTTCAAATGGCGTGCGATTAACATACTTGCCTTTGAAGAACAAATGTTTGTCACTAGTGGTAACGCCAGCATTGTGCATGATTTTAGTTTCGTTCCATCGCTTTAATGGATCAGTAGCCCAACAAAAATCGAGCTCGTCACTGATGACGGGACCGATATTGAAGTACATCATGTTCCTAAGTTGCGCCCACATTTCTGCAGTCCATTTTTGGATATTGCTGTCGACCGTTTGCAAGTATTGCCACAGTCGGTTGCTGTCGACGTACACCTTCCGCCAGTACTCAGCCGAAGGGTGGCTGATAATCCACTGAGCACCACCAGAATTACGGTTGATTGTCTCAAGCGAGGCTACCGTAACCCCGACAATATCAGCCATGCGTTTCAGGATTTCTTCTCCATGTTCGCATTGCTTGATGTAGTCAACGCTGATATAGCTGAGAGTATTGCTACACAACCAGCGATCAGGCTTTGCTTTTAGCTTGCGGAAGTCTGGCCGTTTACGGAAGATGACGTCACTATCAAAGTAGAAATAGTCCTCATTCTCACGTTCGGGGTCTTCAGCGAGATATTGCCACCAAAGCCAAGGCTTCACAGACGGGATATATCGCTTGTCTGTGCGCTTGTCGGTATACGTGTGTACTTCTACACCGTATTTAATAGAAAGCGTTTCTGGCACCTTAGAATCATGCACAGTGAAGAGCAAAACGACATCTTTAATGTCAAACCCGACACTTCGCAGATTGGTTAGGCAGACTTCCAGCTCCCATTCAAAACGCTTGATAGCGGGTTGACACAAAATAAGCTTCATTCTGTCCTCCAATCAGCCGCCCGGTTTCCCGTACTGTCCCATTTCGATAGGCGACTTGCATCAATTGTTAAGCGTGCGAAGTAGTAGTCGTGGTGGTCGGCTTCACAGTCGAAGTCGTGGTGGTTGCTGACGTACCAGCAGTGAAGATTGCCTGACGGTTGTCATCGCTGATCCACTGGCCGGCCTTACCAGCACCCTGAAGGGCAACACCCGCGAAGTTCTCGGATTGAATCGTCCGAACAACGTTGATACCGGTGAATGCACGACCGATGTTGTCAGGTGCGAAGATGATAGACTTACCAGCCATGTAACGGGTAGGCGTCTTGGTAATAATGATGTCGCGGAAACGCATGATGCCATTTTCGTCGATGTTCACAGCAGAACCCTTGTAGCTGGTTACCAACTGGTGGTCGATGATCGCGTTGTAAACTTCAGCAGTCACGTAAGCACGTACTGGAACAACGACTTCCAAATCGGTGTAGCGTTCGGATGCTGCTTCGAACACCTTGTTGACATCATCAACTGCACCAAGATCAGCAGCAGCACTATCAACCAAGTAGGCGCCCAGCTTGCCGTTGAACAGCCGTGTCTTAGCTTGTGCTTGCAAGTTCAGACGGTCAGCCACTGCGGCATTCAGATCGTTGTTGACAGTGAGTTGGTCGATGCCTTCGTTGAAACTCCAGCCGAATGAATAAGGCACATCGATGTCGCCATAGATAATTTCCTTCATTGGCCCGAAGCGGTTAGAGTTGCTGGTGCCACTACCGAATGCCACGTTAGAGTCAGTATTGTAGGTGCCAACCGCAACAGGCACATCATTTGCCTTAACACTGAACGCAATCGCGTTGTTTTGAATGCCATCCAGTGCTTGCAACGCACCGAATGTTGGGGTGAATGTGCTTTGCACACCGAATACGGTTTGCATTAAACCGATGAATTGCTTCTGATAGATGCGTACTGGTAAATCGTTGTTTTCTGTAGCCATGATTAGCTACCTCCTATTTCTTTTTGTATTGTGCCATGATTTTCTTGAATGGATCGTCAGGGCCATCAAGGGCAGAAGCACCATTTTTAGGCGGATCCGTTTGCAGCTTAGATTCAACCTGCTTGTTTACCGTCTCTTGAATTGTCTTCTGAATATTCTCAACAGCCGTCTTGATCTTGTCAGCATCACCCAAAGCAACCAGAGAGTCAGCAAAGTCAGCCGGCAGTCCTTTGTCAACGAGTAATGACTTCGTACTTGTCGACAACTCGCGCCGATTGAGTTCAGCCTCACGCTTGTCTAGTTCTGCCTGTCGCTGTTTCTCGATCTCTTTGGCCTTCTCGTCTTCGGTCATCTTTGCAAGCCGTGCGCCTTCACTCTTGGCTTCCTCAAGTGCCTTAGCCTTTTCCGCTTCCCACTTAGCCTTAGCGGTTTCAAGCGCCTTAGCGGCACGCTTATCGGCCTCACTGTCAAGTTGAGCCTGCGTATATGTGGTAGGTGCCTGAGTGGTAGTTTCGGTTGTTTCGACTTCTTCCTGAGTTTGTGTTTCTTCTGCCATGATGGTTCCTCCTGTTTAGCCCAAAACGAATAGACGTGCTTAACGATCCCAGCCACGCCATAAGGCTCAGCCACGATCACACGTCTATCACTTCACGCTATTATTTTTGAGTAGTTTAGGGACATGCTTAGGTCACGAGATTATGAAAACGATATGTTCAGCTTCTGGCCCGTCTCAAAATGAGTTTGAAATAATCCTTCTTCGCTTTTTGGCTCAGTTCTGATTTTGATGATGGTGTCTTTGGAGTTTTCTCTTCCGATTGCATCAATTTCAATCTTAATGACCTAATCAGGGTTCAAATCCTTGGCGATACTCTTAATCGTGCTGACCAGCATCTGATTGTCGATTTCAATTTCTGGTAGTTTCATAATTTCCTCCTAATCATCGTCATCTTCATCACCGGAATCATACGCAGCCCATGAGCAAAGACAGTTGGGGTGAGCAGGTATCATACCCTCAGCTTGTTTCAACGTGTAAACATCACCGTTGTGTTGCTTGCATATGTCACAAGCACCTGAGTTGATGACCCAAACAACCTTTTTATATCCAGCTTCACGAGCGTTGACAATACTTTGATGTGCCATGACACGGTCGCTCTCTGTTCTGATGATACGGTCTGACTGATACTTCATGACACCGAACTTCTTACGAAGTGCTGGACTTTGCGTGATTGGGTTGCTATGTGTCAGCAGTGCATTCTTCATCATCTTTTTGAGATCACTGCGCAAGGCGTCTTGATTTGACCATATGCGGTCGCTCCATGTCGCACCATCGAACAGCTTATCGACTACCGATAAATCAGCTTTAATGTGTTTTCCGTAAATTGATGAGCCAAGTTTGGCCGTCTGCTTTGCCAAATCACCAAGAGCGGTACCGATATAATCGGCAACCTTAATGGCTACCGCTGTTGCGTAAACATAGGCCGCATATGACAGCAGTTCATCGTTGTTGGCAACTGATTTCTGCTTAACGCCGGCTGACTGTGCATCTCGATCAAGCTGTTCTTTCAGTTCTGGATCGTAGTAACGCGAATCGTCAGCGTGCGTGTAGTCTTCGTGCTTCTCGTTGAATGCATACCAGAAGGCCATGAATGCCGCGGTGTATTTGGCAACGTCACTCGCTATCTGGCGGTGTTGCTTGTCCTGTTTGTCCGCGAACGCTTTGATCCGTTCCTTCGGTGTTTTCGTCATTGTTAGTCAAATCCTCGTTGTAATCGCTGTCTACCCGTTGTTTGGCAATCATGTCAGTAATCTCTTGCGGGTCAGTGACGCCTGGTGCAAATCTGTACAAGTATTCTTGTGGCAATGTCGCACCCGCAGCAACAAGCGCCTGAATTTGCGTGATGTCATCTGTTGGTAGATTATCGCGGAACGTAAATTGAATCGTGTTAGGGTCAGTCTTCATGCCGCCTGATACGCTTTGATCGAGTGCATATATGATTGAGTATCGTTGGTACAGTGATTTCTCAAACATGCGTCGCTTGATTGCAGCCAATTCGACGGTGCCAAGCAACTTGTATTTCATTGCAACACCAGACACGTTAGACGCAAAGTTACTGTCGGTCAGGTCTGGTGTATGGCTGAACTTGTGAATGTCATCGGCAATGCGTTTCTTGTATGCCTCGGTGCCGCTGACGTCATATGACTTATTGATATACTTTGCGTCAATGCTCGTTTGCTGACCGGTTGCTGTCATTCGAGACTTAAGCAGTAGCATGTTAGCGTCTTTCTGTTCCTTAATCAGCTCTAGCTTGTCCTGTGCGAGCTTTTTCATCGCTTCAGGATCGTTAGGGTCAACACCACTCATAAGCGTACTACCGTTGAATAAAGCGTCAATATCGCCACTGATGACCAGCAGAGCGTCATTCAGGTCAGTCATGTAGTTAGCAGTGTCAGACTGTGCTGAATCGTACAAATCAATCAGCGAGATCACGTGCTCGAAGTCCCCAGTCCGGAACCTATTGTTGTCATACTCAACAACAGGGAACACGCGAATGATTTCACTGTGATCCAAATACATTGCACCACCAACGGTAGTTGGCTTATATATGTCATGCTCCGTTGCTGTCCATGTTTCGGGGATGATGTCAATGATTGTCTTGTTGTTATCGTCAACTAGTTCAACTGAATGGTACCGCACGGCCATGATTGGCTGCGGGTCAACGTCAAGCGAGTAGATGACGAACGTGTCAAGCGGGTCTAGCCGCACACAATGCTCGATTGAGTCACTACCGTAGTAAACATACTCGTATGCACGTCCATAACGCGTCATGTCGAGGAATAAATCGTAGTTGAGCGCGTCAAAGTCGTTCACTTGCGTAATCTGGTCGAGACGCTTGTCATCTTCATCAAGCTTCACGTTCACTGGATTACCAACAGAGTAGGCAGTCTGGAAATCAGCGATGTACTTGCCGAACGAGTGAACAGCTCGGTGGTCTGACTTGCCGGTTTCAATACGCCGTGATTGTGGCTGTAGAATACCCTCGTTATGGCCCTTGTAGTATCGGTCAAGCTTCTTCAGACGCGGCAACTGATATTCGTGGTGGTGATAAATGAACTTCATGATCCGATCCGGAGTGAGGTTCGTAATATCTTCTTGGTAAAGTAAGTTTGATTCTTCAAATGGGTCCATCATGTCACCCCAATCCTAAATTTTTGATTGTCTGAATACGTTCTTGGTTGCTCATATAATGGCCGGCAGTTCTGAACATGAACGGCTCCATCGCATACCGTAATGCATCAATCGCGTGGTTATTTGCATCGACTGGTGTGTTCGTCCAGTTGTCGAACTTGTCTTTTGAATAAACGTAGGTGTTGAATTCTTCCAACAGTCCCTTGACACGGGGATGAACCACAAAATGGTACGACTGCATGTATTGAATTCCTTGCGATACGCTGTCTTTGCCCTTACCAGCGCCTACAATGTTCGGCACACCATATACACCGGAAAGCTCGGATATGAGCCTCTGCTCGGCACTATCAGCCGTTATCTGCAAGCCGTAACCCTTGTGCTGTCCAATAGCCTCAGCAATCTGTTGTGTCAACATTCCTTGCTGATAGAACTCATCATAGATATATACGACTCGGTTCTGCTGATCAATTGCCATGAACTCGCCTGCTGTTGGATCGTGCTTGAACCCGAAGTCTAGGCCAACCGCTTTTGGCAGTGCTGCAATATCTTCCATACTGAAGTCACGCTGCTCGAACAGCCCATCAAACACAAGCCCTTCTGCAATGCCCCAGTCTCCGTATACGGCAACACGAGCACGGTTAGGGTTGCGCTTGATCATGTCTTTTAGGCTTGCGATATAGTCATCATCAAGATATGGATTGTCCTTGTATGTGGTCGTGAACGATTTCGAACGTGGGTTCTTTGTGTCCTCATCGAAGAACTCGCGCTTTAGCCAATGCTGATCACTCCACGGGTTGAACGTGATAATTGACTGGTAATAGCCATCAGGATCGTCAATTTCACCACGCATGGTTTCTTCAACGGTCTTGAATGCGTCCAGCGATTTCAGCTCATATGCTTCTTCCCACCATGCTCGAGCAAGCACGCCGGTTGTTGGTTGCAATGAAGTGACGGCCAGTGGTTTATCCATGCCACGAAAAAACACCTTCTGGCCGGTTGGCTTAAAGGTGATTTCCAGTGGTGACAGTGTGAACTTGAATAGATCATAAACGCCAAGACGCATGGCTGCCTGTTGAATGGTGCTGTATGTCGAATCCTTATTTGTATACGCGTACTGCCTGAGCACAATCCAGTTGACATAGGGGTGCATGATGATTTGCATAATCACATCCTCGGCAACAGAGAAAGACTTGCGCGATCCACGACTGCCCTTGTATGTCAGGTAGCGTGTTCTGTCATTGTAAAGCGGTGCGTAAGCCTTAGGGACGATTGAATCCAGATCGATATTAATCTGCACTGTCATCGCCTCCGTCTTGCTGAATTGGCTTGATGTTGATTGTGATGTTGCTCGTGTCTTCGCTCGTTTCGCGCTTGGCCTTGGCTTCCATGATGTCAGCCTCAGCTTTGGACTTGCGAACATCAGCCTTAGTTTTCTCAATATCAGTAATAATCTTCGTTAGCTGAGCATTGAGCAGCTCATCATTGCCAGGGTAACGCTTGAGCAATTCTCGTCCTGCTGCCATGCGGTCTTTGATACTTGGCTTGTTTTCAACAGACTCTGCGCCATCCGGAGTGCTAACTATAATTGTCTCTTTTGCCTCTCCACGAAGTACTGTGGTGAAGTATTTAAGTACCTCAGCAGCCTTGGCAATCTTGTCAGACTCGATGCGTTTCATGCGTTCATCGATGGCAGCTTTAATGTTAGGTTTTGTAAGGTTTTCTGCACCGACAAATCTAGCCGTTCTTTTGCTGTATCCTGCTTCTAGTGCCGCTTTGGTAGCATTGCTATCAGCAATATAAGAATCAACGAACTTCTTCTGTTTCGCTGTCAGTCGCATTACATATCACCACACCTCCCGTGCTTTTTCTTTTCTTCCTGAGCTTTCTTCTGAGCTTCCTCTTTGGCGAGTTTCCCGATGATTGAGGCCTCAGCCTTCGACATGTAGCCGAACTTGGTCATCACCATTTGAGCCATGAAATCACCTCACACATAGTAAATGGCACGGGTATCATGATCGCTGTATTCGACCAGCTCAAACGTTTTGTGAGCAACCACGCCAATATCATCTGTCCACTTATCCGTAGGTTTCCGCGTTGATACTTGACGCTGAACGAATCCGCCTAAGTCTTTACTCATCTCGCTATGAAGGTGACCAGTGAAAAGTTCGCGGTTCTGTGCCGTTCCCAGCATGAATCCAAACTCGTCTAAGTATTTTGCAAGGTAGTTGTTCTTGCCCTTGTCTCCGTGAGTGGCACCAATGAAGTTGTGGCCTAACATTGTACCTTTGTAATGCTTCAGTGATATATCCCAAGTGATGTTCGACTGGTTGCTGTAGGCACGTTTCAATAGACGTGCAAACATATATCCAACTGACGGGTCGTGGTTACCGGCACAATACATGACCTCACACTCATTGGCATTCTTAATGATTGCTTCAATTAGTGTCTCGAAGTATTGTTCCATTTCATTAACGGTCTCGCCTAGGTCAGTTGTTTCGAGCTGTGTGCCCTTTGCTGTGGTCGAGTTGATATTATCCACATGAGCAAGATCACCGCCCAT